ATCTAGCTGGGAAATGTTTAGAGCAGAGTTAGGACGACTGTTAATAGGACCAGGATTAGGCGTTGTTATATGGTTAAAAGACACAATTCAAGGGGTTAGGGAATTAGCTCAAGCAATGGGACTCTTGGATACAACTTCTGAGGATTTATTATCTGGGGCTGAGCAATCATTAACAAAATTTAATGAAAAAATAAAAGAACAAGAAGCTGTAGTGCAAAGGATGCAATCAGGAATGTTCTCTGGTATTACGCCACAGTTTGCTATTGATAAACAAATAGAGCTTTTAAAAGGTCTTAAAGAACAGGCACGACAGCAAGAAGTAATAATACATAATGCTAAAGAAGGAAAAAGATTTCAAAAAGAAGAAAGCACCGCGCATTTACAAAGTTTAAGAGATATAGAAGATGCAAGAGTAAAAACACAGGCTCAGAATAAAAAACAAGTTGCCGAAGCTCAAAAGGCGGCACAAGCTAGGAAAGATTTAATTGCTGATTTAAAGTTTGAAAATGAACAGCAAGGTGTTTTAAACGATTCGTTAACTTTAGATGCAGATGCTAGAAGAAAAATAACAGACCAACTTGAAATGCAAGCTATACTTAGGGATGCAAATATTCAAGGTTATACAGCCGAAGGTCAGGCAATAATAAGTGCGTTAGAAAAGAAATACGCATTAATAAGAACTAACGATAAGATAACTGAGCAACAGGAAGCTCAAAAAAAGGCTAGAGACGATTTAGCGGCCGAAGAAGAAAGAGGAGTAAAGAAATATACCGATATGGCGAAGGCCGCGACAAGCGCCACGGAGAAGTATAAGCAACAAATACTGGATTTAACTTTAGCAAAAATTAAATATGGGGATGCAATACCCGATATTACTGAGGCATTAGAACGGCTAAAGCAAAAGCAATTTGAATCTACTGAGGCTGGCAAGATGGCGATGGAAGTAACTGGTAGTATTTCTAAATCAGTTAGCCAAGGTATAGCCGATGTCTTAACCAATACAGGTAGTGGGTTTAAAGATTTCAAGCAATCAATGATCTCAACTCTAAATTCAGTAATACAAAAAATGATTGAGGCTAAAATCCAAGCCGTGTTAATGGGTAAGGCTATGAGCATGAGCGGCGGCGGTGGTGGAGGAGGATTCAGTTTAGGAAGTATATTTGAAGGAATCGGTAGTTTTTTTGGGGGTGGGAGTAGCTCAAGTCAATTTAATTTTGGAGCGTTTGCTGGGGGAGGAAGAGTCAGCGGACCTACAGTAGTGGGAGAACGTGGTCCAGAGCTATTTATACCCAATAGTGTAGGTTCAATAATGAATAACTCAAATTCTAAGAATATGGTGTCTGGAGGTGGCGAGGTGGTAATAAATCAAACAATAAACGTTACTACTGGAGTCCAACAGACAGTACGGGCTGAAATAATGGATATGATGCCGATAATAGAGGCCAAGACAAACCAAGCGGTTATTGATGCTAGATCAAGAGGGGGCAGTTTTGCATCTGCTCTAGTCGGCTAATGACTACATATCCCATAGCACTGCCTAGTAGTTCCTTATCTCAACCAAAAGAAACTAACTTTAGAATAATCAGAATGAACGCCATGTCCCAATCAATTTTTACGGGCGCTCAACAGGTTTACAAAAATATAGGCGAATATTGGGAAGCAGAGATAACTTTACCGCCTATGACTAATGATGGAGCTAGGGAATGGATCGCATCGTTAGTATCTTTGCGGGGTACATTCGGGCAAATGTATTTAGGGGATTGGGATGGAAGAGTCGCTAGGGGAACGGCATCTAGTTCCGCTGGAACGCCTTTAGTAAAGGGGGCAAGCCAAACTGGGAACTCGTTAATAATTGATGGAGCAACGGCGAGTAAGACAGGATACTTAAAGGCTGGGGACTACATTCAAATAGGTGCTGGTATAAGTCAACGATTACACATGGTTACAGCGGATGCCAATACGGATGGGAGTGGTAACTCTACACTATCAATAGAACCAGCTTTGAGAACTAGCCCAGCAGATAACTTAGCGATAGTGGTAGCTAATTGTAAGGGAGTTTTTAGGCTATCTAGCAATGAAACATCTTGGAACGCAAACGCTATATCAACGTATGGGGTCACTTTCGCGGTTAGAGAGTATTTGCTATGAGCAGAGAATTAAGCGCTTTATATAGAGCTTATTCAACATCACCAGAAATAAATCCAGTTATGCTAGCCAAAGCTACTTTTGATAGCGGCGTTGTCAACCTTTGGAATGGATACGGAACTTTAAATTATGATGAGTCAAATTATACGGGTGGAGGGTATCTTTTGAGCGTAACCCCGCCAACTGAAACTAAAGAGATACGAGCTAATGGCGTTCAATTAAACTTAACTGGAGTAACAGCAGAGACTATTAGTTTTTCCTTAAATGAGCCGTGTCAAGGAAGACCTATTATTATTTCTATGGGTTTTTTAGCTGGGGATACAGATTCTAAGCTAGATTTTGATGTAACCGCCTCTGGGGGAAAGTACTATATTGAACAACACCTACAATCCACGATAAACGTCAAAGAAGGCCAGACTTATAGGTTTGACCAAAGCGATAGTTCAAATAATGGTCATAATCTAAGAATATCTACAACTAGCGGAGGAACTCATGGTGGAGGCTCTCAATATACAAGTGGGTGGACGGAAGTAGGGACAAAAGGTACTGCTGGGGCCTACAATCAATGGGTTGTTCCTGCTGGAGTTACAGGAACGGCGTTTTATTATTATTGTCAGTATCATTCTGGTATGGGTGGTTCTGTGACACCAACAACCGCCTATATACTACCAGACCCTTTTATTCTATTTGAAGGTATAATGGATAAAATTATTCTATCAGATAGAGGGGAGGAATCTATGGTATCAATCTATTGTGAGAGTCGTTTAATCGCATTAGAAAATAACAACATCAGAAGATACACGCCAGAAGATCAGAAAATAGATTTTCCTAACGATCTTGGTTTGGAATTTATTGCTGGGTTGCAAGAGGCTGATATCCGTTGGGGATCATAGTGCTATGGGTTATAGAATTGAAAACTGGGAGACTATATTAAGCGAGGAGTTGCATAAAGATCGCAAGTTTGTTCGTGGTAAGTGTGATTGCGTATATTTTGCATTAGAAATAGTAAAAAAAATAACTAACGTAGATATGACAATAATTGGTAAAGAAGAGTACGGAGAGTATAAGTCTAGGTGGGGATATAAAAAATTACTAATGAGCCATTGGGATAAGTACGGAAAAACCAAGATGTGCGAACCAAGTGTATACGGCGCTATAAATTATCTTTGCAGTAAATATTCATTCAATGAAATACCACCACAAATGGCCCAACGAGGCGATTTAGTCATGGCTTTAGATGATGTAAAAGAGGAATCTCTAGGAATTAAAACGGACAACGGAGCTTGTTTTATAGCTATGTCTGGATATATGGATATTCCATTATCAAAATTAACTCACGCGTGGGCTATTAGGTAATGGGAGGTACTTTTAAAAAAATAGCAAGGGTAGCCGCAAGTGCGGCTGTTACTTATGTTACATCTGGCGGTAACTGGTTTGCTGTAGCCGCATCTTTGGCATCGTCTGTCATACAAGTGGCAATGACACCCAAGCCAACAGTCCCTAATTTTAGCGGAAATTTTGATGTACAAGCGCAACAAGACCGCGTGTTATCATTTAGGAGCGCAATAGTAACACGTAAATTAGTGTATGGAGAAATCAAGGTAGGTGGCCCAATCATTTTTATATCTACAACTAAAAATGGTAGTATTAAAAATGGTTTCTTGCATATGGTGGTTATTCACGCATCACATGAGATCCAATCTTTTGAAGGATGGTATATAAACGGCACTGAAATTCCCCTTTCATCTGTATCTAGCGGCGCATCTGGTGGCACTATAAATGCTGGGGATTATAAAGACTTAGTTCGAATAAACCCTCACTTAGGATCAAATTCACAGTCAGCAGATAATGATTTAGTTAGCGAGTGCGACGAGTGGTCATCAGATCATACGCTCAATGGTATGGCCTATACATATTTTAGATTTAAATTTGATGCCAAGGCATTTCAAGGAACGCCAGAAGTTGCGGCTATAGTCAAAGGAAAGAAAGTTGTCGATACTAGAACTGGGGCAACGGCCTTCTCATCAAATCCAGCGCTAATTATTAACGATTACATGACAACTGGCCTAGGCATGGGACTTGCTACGAGCTTAGTTGACACTGATAAAGTATCATCAGCGGCGAACATATGCGATGAGGATGTGCCACTAAAGGAGGATGGGACAGAAAACAGGTACGAATGTCATGGTATGGTTGATACTGCTAATAAAACATCGTCTAACCTTGAAGAACTATTGACTTCAATGTCTGGCTCTATGGTTTACAGTAACGGTAAGTTTAAAATATCAGCGGGAGCGGCGAAAACGCCACTATATACATTCACTGAATCTGATATAATTGGTCCCGTAACCGTAACTCCAAGGATGAGTAGAAGGGATAATTTTAACGCCGTTAAAGGAAAGTACATAGCCGAGATAAACGATTGGCAATCAAGCGATTACCCTCCAATAGAATCAGCGGCGTTCAAGGAAGAGGATAATGACGAAACAATATTTAGAGATTTCACCCTACCATTTACAACCTCATCATCAATGGCCCAACGGATAGCAAAAATAGGATTATTTGCCAATCGCCAGCCACTAATGTTTAGCGCGACTTATAGTTTAGCGGCTCTAGGTATGGATGTTGGGGATGTTTGTTATATAACTAACGCTAGGTATGGATGGAATAATAAACTGTTTGAGCTTTTAGCTTGGAATTTTTCTATCGGAGAAGATGAGCTAGGGATACAGATGGAGCTTAAAGAGTATTCAGCTAGTACTTACTCATGGGCGGCAACTGAAGAAACTATATTAAGTGCAACGCCAAATACCGTAATACCTAACGTACTAAACATTGATCCACCAACTAATATTTCAATTCAAGAGGAAATGAGAGAAACTAGGGATAGTCGCGGAGTTCAATCGGTTCTAGTAACCACTTTTGTAAGTTCATTTGATGCTTTTGTTCTTCAGTATGAAGCTGAGTACAAAAAAAGTACCGATGATGATTATACGTCCGTGGGTACATTTTCAACGCTAAAGTTTGAAATACTAGATGTTGCCGCCGCCGTCTATGACATTAGAATCAGGGCTATAACTTCATTGGGTAGCACATCTGATTTTACTAACGCTCAATTTAGCGCAGATGGCTTGACCGCCGCACCATCAGCAATGACTAACCTTACCGTTAATCAGGTAGGAGGCATGGCGTTTCTACAGTGGAGTGAAACAGACGACTTAGATGTTAAGATAGGTGGAAAAGTAGAAGTAAGATTCCAGCCAGTCACATCTAGTGCAAGTCTTGTAAATAGCCTATCATTAGATGATTCAATAGCTGGAAGCGCAACAAGTGCTATGGTTCCGTTAAGGAATG